TTACAGTATGAATAGGAAAGCCCCCCCCCGCGCGCGCGCTGACCCGGATTTCAGTATATACCCCCCCACAGAAACACCCCAAAATTTACTAACTATATAATTTATATAGATATTCTTGTAGGTATTTAGTAGGAAAACCGTAGAATCTGAGAGGAAAGTGAGGAAATGAGAGACCTAATTTTGTACTTGCCGTGGCCACCTACCATCAATTCATACTACTGCAGAACAAAGGCCCACACAAGCGGAAATGCAGTGTATATTTCCAGTACTGGGCGTCGATTTCGAGAGCAAGTTGCCGAAAGTGTCAATGAACAGTTAAATGGGATCAATGTTAGTGAGCGCATCTTTCTGGAAGTTGTGTTGTATCCTCCTGACAGCAGGACTAGGGATTTAGACAACTATTTGAAGGCGCTTTTGGATGCCTGCACTCATGCAGGTTTATGGGATGATGATCAGTTAATTGATCAGCTTTTTGTGTACAGGGGAATTACAGTAAAGTCTGGCAATGTTAGGATGTCAATCAGTGAGGCCGGGCCTTTAATCCCACACGAAGCGGAACTCCAGATGTGAAAAAGCCGGCTTGCGCCGGCTTATCAGGTCATTTTGCTTCCTTCCAAGGGTCTTGTGGGTCATTTGCAGTTGGCTTCCACTCAGGTTTTGGGGTGATGGCCCAGATAAAGAGCCGCAACAAAAGCGGAAAAACCACGAAAACTGCTATCAAAATTGTCAAAATTGCGGTCATTTTAGTCTCCAATTTAAGTAAACGGGCCATCCTTGGCCCTAGATTCATCCTTACTTTTTGGCCCAAACCGCGTTCACGGTATCCTTGATTGCCTTGAATTGGCTCGAATGGTTCCGATTATTCTCAGTAGTGCCCTTCAACCAGGCTTCCCACTGAGCATCGCTCATCGGTCCATTCCTCAAAAGGTCCAGGAATGAGGCAAAATGCCCGCTCCTCTGAGCCTTTTCAGCCTTAACAAAGAGCATATCAAGGTAGGCTTTCGCTAACACACCCTTGATATCAAACTCAAGGTTCATATAGCTGCCAACCTTAGAACGGTCCCAAAGCGGATTGGCTTCCATTTTCGCCTTGACCTTGGCCATAATGGCCGGGTCAATTTTTGGTTCCGCTTTCGGCTTCTCAGCCTTTGGGCTTTCCTTTTTCGGTCCAGCCGTTGATGCTCTCAGCGCTTCAAGCTTTGCGAGCATTTCTGGTATCTTATCCTTGTTGCTATCCTTGGTGATTCCAAACTCAGCAACCAAGGCCAGAATATCGCGGACCATTCCCCAATCCTTGTCATTCGCATCGTTGAGCTTCTGAAGGATTCTACCAGCGGCTGACTTAACATCATCCGGCTGATCGCCCATCTTATTCTCACCGAACATTTGACGCATAGTAGCAAATTGCTTGGATTGGTCAGATGTGAACTTGACGTTCATTTTAGTCTCCTTAGTAGATTGTAAAAGAGTGGTTGCGAAGGATAGGCTTTAAGCCTACCCTCATCCATTCGCCCCAACCCGTTATCCTTAACGTGCAAATAGTCTACCCTAGTCTATTCCGCGTGTATACCCTTTTCTTAAATTATTTTCGGTCGTGCACCCTCTCGTGCCATTATGTTATAACATTGCACCACCCGTGCCCTGCGCACCCGGTCAGCGGCGCAGCCGGGCACCCCCAGGGGGGGACAATGGACAAACGAAATCGGATTCTAGTCCCTCCAAAATTCCACCTAAAAATGAATTTGGCACTTAAAAACTTAATAAACCCACTTTCCATCAAACCCTAAAATTCCCACCAAAATAAAATAATCCTAGACAAAGCGCCTTAAACCTGGTAAGCTCCCTCCTAGGGAGCTTAAACAGACTTTGGGAATTAAAGCCCGACACAAGCGGAATCAATTGATATGTATCACGGTCAGCATAAAGACAGATCAAATCTGAAATTCTTTACTGATGCCACTCTTTCAGAAGTGCAGGATTGGGCACGGGCTGGCATTACACGTGAAGAGATCATGGATGGCTATTCGCTTGCATGGGAAGACCTACCACAAGCGGATCAGGATGCATTTGAAGAACACTACCGTTATGGTAGGATCCAAGGCATCAAGCAGATGTCGGACGCCCTCTTCCTCCAAGCACGCGGAAAGCAGGGAACTCCGGCAGCTCTTGCATTCCTGGCAAGATTCAGCAAGGAATGGCAGGGAGAGATCAATCCTGATGGAAAGCAGACGTTCAACTTTACGATGAATGTTTAATACATCCATAATGAAGTAAAAACATGCCTCACTATGAAGCCAGTCCTACCATGAAGCACTTCCACGCGGATGACAGCTTCGTGCGCGCTCTTATGGGGCCTATTGGATCTGGCAAGTCTGTTGCATGTTGTGCAGAGATCATGAGAAGGGCTTGTGAACAGCAGCCCTTCAATAATGTCCGCAAATCCAGATGGGCTATCATCCGTAATACTTATAGAGAACTGGTAGACACTACTATTAAGACCTGGGAGGATTGGTTTCCACGTCAGCTTGGGACGTTCCGGCAGATGGATATGAAATGGGATTTTAGACAACCCCTAGCGGATGGCACTTTCGTTCAGCTAGAAGTCCTATATCGTGCCCTTGATAGGCCGGATGATATCAAGAAACTTCTTTCACTTGAACTCACCGGTGGATGGCTTAATGAGTGCAGGGAAATTCCTAAACAGGTCTTGGATATGCTTCAAGGCCGGGTAGGACGTTACCCATCAAAGCGTGATGGCGGCCCTTCTTGGTTCGGGATTATTGCTGATACCAACCCACCAGATTCGGATCATTGGTGGTATAAGCTCTTTGAAGAGACCAAGCCAGAAGGGTTTAGGTTGTTCAAGCAACCTTCCGGCCTGTCAGTCTCTGCAGAGAATATCTCTAATCTACCGCCAAAATACTATCAGAACATGATGGCCGGCAAAGATCAGGAATGGATCAATGTCTATGTTCATGGCCGGTACGGCTTCATCGCGGAAGGCAAGCCTGTATGGCATGAATATAAGGATGATATTCATTCCACTGATGAGCATATCTGTCACTATCATAAGATCTATATTGGCATTGATTTCGGCCTCACTCCTGCAGCTGTATTTGGTCAAGTCACTCCAAGCGGACAACTTCAGGTTATAGATGAACTGGTCTGTGAGGATATGGGCGCCCTTAACTTTGGCAGACTCCTCAAGCAGCGGATCAATACATATTACCAGGACTGTGACATAGAGATTTATGCAGACCCGGCAGGGGAGCAGCGCTCTCAGACTGATGAGGTCACTCCCTTCCAGATCCTCTGGAATCAAGGCATAGATGCCTGGCCTTGTCATACTAATGACTTCACTATCCGCAGGGAGACTCCTGCTGAGTTTATGCAGAGACTCACCTTTACTGGTGAACCAGCCTTTCTAGTTGGTCCTAAAGCTCAGATGTGCCGCAAGGCACTCGCGGGAGGATACAAATACAAGCGGATGCAGGTGAGCGGAGAGCAGCGCTTTCAGGACAAGCCTGATAAGAACAGATACTCGCATGTAGGTGATGCCCTTCAGTATATGTGCCTAGGGGCAGTTGGTGAAAATCGTATCATAGGTGGCTATGGAGAGCAGGCCATTGATTACAGCACTACCAATAGGATGATTGTATGAACAATGCAGAAATCATAGTCAATCAACTCTGTGAGTGGACTGATGATGATGATGGAGAATATAGCACTGCATGTGGACAAACTTTCTATTTGGAGGATGAAACAGCTAGTGGTGCTGGATTCAAATTTTGCCCTTTCTGTGGCAAGACTTTGATTGAAAGTGGTTTTTACGAGGACGAAGATGGCCAAAGCGAAGACTAAACCGAAGCATCCACCGAGGCGTAAATAAAATGCTAGAAGATCGCACTATCCTTGGCATCATCAGTAATGAACTCAGTCAATCTGAGTCGTATACTGATTGGGAGGCAAGTCTCAACTACTATCTTGGCAACCCTGATGGCAAGGAGGTAGAAGGCCGCTCCGCAGTTGTCTCCACTGATGTCGCGGATGCTATTGAGTGGATCATGCCTCAGGTCATGAAGTCCTTTACTCAGAACAATGAAATTGTAGTCTTTGATCCGCTTGGTCCCCAAGACGAACAGCAAGCGGAAATCGAGTCAAAGTATGTCTATGATGTCATCATGAAGGAAAATGATGGCTTCATTATATTACACCAATTCGTCAAGGATGCCCTTTTACAGAATAATGGGATTATTAAAGTATTCTATGAGGAGAACACTCATACTGAGACCCAAGCGTTCTCTGGGCTATCGCAAGAGCAAATCATTGCATGTACGCAAGCTCCAAATGTTGAAGTTCTCGAATATGATCAAGACCCCCTGCTGGGTACGTTTGCAGTTAAAATTGCTATTACCACAAATGAAGGCAGAATAAGCCTTGAATCAATTCCACCTGAGCAGTTTAGATACTCAGCTAACCATAATTCTATTAACCTGGACTCCTGCCCTTTTACTGCGCATGTTGTACGCAAAACGGTATCTGATCTTATCAAAGAGGGCTTTGACCCTGACCTGTTGGCTAGCATTGGTGATAATAGCGGCTACAGTGATAGCAGTTATCGGTTCAATTTACAAGGTGAGCATTTCATTGACTCCTATGAGTCTGAAGACCCGAGTCTTCGCACCCTCGACATCGCGGAATGCTTCATGCAGATCGACCTCAATGAAGACGGTGTTGCATAATACTGTAAAATCACAGTAGCAGGGTATAACAGTCCTACGCATATCCTCTCTGTTGAAGAGCTGGACTACTCCCCATGGGTATCCACTACGGGTATCCTTATGTCGCATAAGTTCCGTGGTCTGTCCATATTTGATAGGCTTCGTCAAATACAGGACCAAAAGACTGCTCTGTTACGGAACATGCTTGACAACATCTACCTTCAGAACAATCAACGAAATATCGTTGTAGAAGGTCAGGTGAACCTGGACGACCTGTTAGTGTCGAGACCGGGAGGGGTTATCCGGGCCAAGCGATTGGATGCGATTTCCCCTCTCGTCACACCACAGCTTGGTCAGGATGCCTACAACATGCTGCAATACCTCGATGCGGTACGCGCTGGCCGTGCAGGGGTTGCACCAGAAGGAGAGGTTACTCCGCAACGCTTAGGCGAGCGGGTAGGCTCGGAAGGAGTAGCTCAACTCCTGAATCAAAAAGAGGAGCTGGTTGGCGTAATAGTCAGGGTTATCGCGGAGACCGGCATAAAACCCCTCTGCACTAAAATACGGGACTTGTGTATACGTCATGTCAACGCTGTCCAGAACTTCCAATTCAAAGGAGCCTGGGTTCCAGTCAATCCGGCAGAATGGCCTAAACGCAATCGGGCAACTGTTCGCGTCGGAACTGGAACTGGCAACCACGCCAAACAACTTGCAGCACTCCAAGGCTTACTACAAATCCAGGCATCTATTCAACAGATGCCGGGCCAAGCGTTAGTCAATCCGCAGAAAGTCTATGCCGCACTGGATGATCTTTGTAAGTATTCTGAACTCCTTAGTGCCGCCAAATACTTTGTTGACCCTAATAGCCCTGAAGGTCAACAGGCCGCTCAACAGATTTCCCAATCTATGCAAGAGCAGTCGGCCAAGCA